AATTTGACGACAAGCGTTCTACATCGACCGCAGCTGAATTGCGTAAGACAATCTTGGAAATCAAGAACGTTCTAGGCGCTGCCAATGTCGAAGTTGACCCACTGGAGAAACTACTTACTCGCTAATGCTTCAACTGCCCAGCGTCTATACTCCGCCACTAACGGATGACTTTGAAACAGACGGCGACCGCCTAATCGAGTTCGCTAACCTCGCTTGGCAGTCCCCAGAGTCACCGGACGGACTAACCCTCGACGAATGGCAACGTTGGTTGCTTCGTCACGTGTTGGAACGCTACCCGGCAACGCATCCTAAATACCCGGGACGACTTCGCTATCGACAGGTTGTAATCAGTGTTGGACGTCAGAACGGTAAGTCACTACTGGCTGCAATTCTTGGCTTGTATGGTCTGCTAATGCATGAGCCGGGCGCGCAAGTCATCTCGTTGGCTTCATCTACCGACCAAGCAAATATCGTGTACTCGCGAGTAAACTACGTCATCAACCAAAACCCTTTCTTACGTAAACGCTTCAAACGTGCAACCGAAACTCGCGGTATTGTCACAAGCGATAACGCTGGACGTTATGACGTGAAAGCTGCAAAAGAATCAGCGCTACAGGGTATCCCTATGTCGCTTTGTTTGTTTGACGAGTTGCACTTGGCTAAGGCTGGTATGTGGGGCGCGGCGGTTCTTGGAACTTCACAGCGCAAAGACGGAATCGTAATCGGCATCACAACCGCAGGCGACCAAACATCTGAAACACTAATAAATCTTTACAAGTCCGGCACTGCAGCTGCTAATGGTGCAACCGACTTGGAACGCTTTGGGTTCTTCCTTTGGACTGCACCGGACAACGCACCTATCGACGACCCTGTAGCAATCATGGCAGCGAATCCGTCGGTGGCTGCTGGTAGAATTCCGGTCGAACAAGTCATCTCGGATTTGAAAACAATTCCTGAACACGAAGCGCGACGCTACCGACTAAATCAGTTCATTAGCGGAACAGCTGCATCTTGGCTACCGGGCAACTTGTTCAAAGCTGCAACCGGTCGCGGAGTCACTAACATGCAAGCGGGTGTATTTGCGGTCGACATCTCAAAGAACTGGGAACACGCAACAATTGCTTTCGCCAACACTAACGGCGACATTCAGGAAACAGAATTGGTCGCATCTTTGGTTGCGCCTACCGAACAACAACTATTCAACGAGATAACATCCTTGTATAGCAAGTTCTCACCAAGGGCAATCGCTTTAGATGACCGCCAGTTACCAAGCCTAGCCAAACGCTTAAAGTTGGCTGGAATCCCGGTGTGGCAATTGTGGACGAAAGAAATGTCTGCGGCTTGTTCTGCGGTGTTTGCTATGTTTAGTACTGGCACTGTTAGGCATAACAGCGACCCTTTGTTGGTTGCTCAAATGCCTAACGGTGTCACTAAATACACTGGCGAAACTTGGCTGATTAGTCGTAAAGAATCGCATGGAGAAATCGACGCGCTAATGGCAACGGTTATGGCGCTTTATGTTTCATCACGAGCGCAACACGCCACAGTTGGAGTATTCTAGCACCAGTGTCAGACTCTATGTGCTACTATATTTAGAATATGGCATCTTTATGGAATCGCTTTACTAAGCCGACAGAATCACGCGCAGCACAGCCAACAATTCCAACTCGTTCAGCTGCAGTTGTGACCCCTGACTCTGCCCTCACTCTTACCGCTGTTTACCGCGCGGTTCAAATCATCGCTACCCCAATTAGCAAGATGACAATCAACACTTACCGATACGCGACTGGTATCGAAGTAAAAGTTGACAACCCTGTACTTGTAAACAAACCAAGCATCAACGACAACCGACGCGACTTTTTGTTTCAGACCGTTGCCGACCTTGCACTATCAGGCAACGCATTCTGGTTCAAGAACTACGGCTCAAACGGTCAGGTCAACAACCTAACTATTCTTCCGGCTTCCGCTGTAAACGTTCAGAACCCTTACACCAAGGACGGCAAGCCTGACTTCTCACGTATCGTTTACGACTACATGGGAACGCAATACACCAAGAACGAAATTGAACACCTAAAGATATTTAGTCGTGCTGGCTACCTTAGAGGAGTGTCACCAATTGAGTCGTGCCGAAAAGATATATCTGCTGCTATTGACTTGCGCGATTATGCTGGTAACTGGTTCACTAGCGCTGGAGTCCCTACCGGCGTCCTAAAGACTAATGCTATGTTGAACGCAGCTGACGCCGAAGCGGTCACTGCTAACTGGCACAATAAGCAACAGAACCGCCAAGTCGCTGTTTTGGGTAATGGTTTCGAATACCAGCAAATCGCTTTGTCGCCACGCGACGCACTATTTACCGACATCCAAGACCAACAGGTTCAGGCTATCGCTCGTTTGTTTGGTATTCCGGCTCGTCTACTTTTGACATCAGTTCCGGGTTCTAGCGACACCTACACAAATTTGCAGGATGAGTCGCAGGTCTTCTATCGCCACACCCTTATGGCTTACACCGACGCAATTACCGACGCACTAAGCAACTGTCTACCGCGTGGTGTTCGTATCGAGTTCGACTTTGAACACCTATTCAAGGCAGACGTTGCCTCACGTTACAACTACTACAAGACCGGTATTGACGCTGGGTTCTTGGAAGTAGAAGAAGTACGCACCAAGGAAGGACTAAATGTCTAACATCGAAACACGCGACTTCCGCGGTGTTGTTGATACCGACCAACGCACCATTACCGGACTGGCTGTTCCATACGGTCAGGAAATCGCAATTGCTAACAACACCTACGAGCGTTTTGCGCCGGGTGCTATCCAGTCAATTGACGACGTAAAGTTGTTCTGGAATCACGACGAACCAATCGGCAAAGTTGTCGAGGGTCGCGAAACCGAAGACGGTTTTGAAATTACCGCTTACATTAGCGAAACACCTAGGGGCGAAGAAATTCTAACTTTGCTTCGTGACGGTGTTCTAAACAAGTTTTCAGTTGGGTTCATCCCGGTTGAGAACGAACGCGACTCTAACGTTGTCGTTCGTACTTTGGTAGACCTGAAAGAAGTTTCAGTTGTACCATTCCCAGCCTATTCAGGCGCAAACATCAGCGAAGTTCGCGAGGAAGTCGAAATCGACCCAATCGAAGAATCTCAAATTGAACAAGAAAGTGAACCAATGTCAGAAAACATTGAACTCGACGTTCGTACCGCTCTTGACGAGGTTGCAGAACTGCGCCGCGTTGTAGAGGCTGGGATGACCGTTGCAACTGCACCAGAAACAACAACCAAGTTCCGCTCACAGGGCGAGTTCGTTAAGGCTATGCTTGACGGCGACGAGGACGCAAAGATGCTTGCACGTACCGCATCTACTTCTGCAGACACCGTTGCATACCCACCGTTCTACGGCTACATCGACACACTAATTCGTAACAACCGTCCGACCGTAGAGGCTTTCTCACGCGCAGCTCTACCAGCTGCAGGTCTAACTGTTGAGTACGCAAAAATCGACGCAAACACTCTTGCAGTTGGTCAGCAAGACCCAGAGAACGAAGCACTTTCATTCGGAAACCTAACCTTTGAAACTGTTTCAAGCGCAATCAAAACTTACGGTGGCTACACTTCTGTTTCACGCCAGTACATTGAGCGCTCAAACATCAACACCGTTAACACTGTTTTCGAAGCACTAACCCAGCAGTACGCTAAGGCTACAAACGCAGCACTTGTTGCAGCTCTTGCAGCTCTTGACTTCACTGGCAAGGTATTCGACGCAGACGGCGGAACTGCTGCATCACTTGCAGAGGGAATCGCAAACGGTTCAGCATACATCTACGGACAGACCGGTCTACGCCCAGAGTTCATCTTGGCTTCAACCGACGCATACGTAAACATTGTTAAGGTTGCAGCTGGCGACGGACGCCCAGTTCTAAACGTTGACGGCGCTGGCGTAAACAACATTGGTACCGCCAACGTACCGGGTCTTCGTGGCTCTGTATTCGGTCTACCAATCATCGTTGACCCTGCACTAGGCACTGGAGTTGTCTACATGGCTAACTCTGCAGCTGTAATCACCATGGAGTCTGCAGGTTCACCTGTACGTCTAACTTCTGGCGACATCACCACCCTAACCGACGACCTAAGCGTATACGGATACCTAGCAATTGCTACTCCACGCGTAGGCGCATTGGTTAAGTTGGACGTAACTGCGTAATAACCCTATTTAGGAGATAAGAATTGGCTGCTGTAACTTTGCAAGAACTTGCCGACTACGTTGGTACAGACGACCTGTCTAACTTTTTGCACTCTTGCTTAGATGCTGCCAACGCGCACGTAGGTCGATACATCGGTGACATTGACACCGTACCTAACGACATTCACGAGCAGTCAATTCTTATCTGCGCGTCAGAACTGTTTCACCGCAGGTCTGCGCCTAATGGTGTTGCCCAGTTTGCAAGCATGGACGGCTCGCCTATTCGTGTCGCTAAAGACCCGATGAACGCGGTTTATCCGTTGCTAATGCCGTACACAGGTTACGCAGTATGAGCGAAATAAACGACGCCAAGGTTGAGTTCAAAGACGACCTTGTAGCTGCAGGTTTGAATGTTTTGGAATACGTTCCGGAACGCATCACGCCACCAATCGTTATCGTAAACGCTGCATCGCCTTACATTCAGACTGCCGAGTTCGGAGAGTACACTCTTGGACTCGAATTAGTTTTAGTTGCCTCGACTGCTACAAACAAGAAAGCAACTGAAAACCTAGACCAACTAATTGAAGACGTTCTAAACGCAATCAAGCCGTTGACCTACGCTCGTCTGACTTCGGTAAATCAACCGTACAACTTGCAAACAAACAACGCCGAATACCTATCGGTAAACATCTACGCACAACTAGCAATAACAATTTAGAAAGGTCGCCCCTAATGGCAGCATCAACTCGCATCAAGGCAACGAACATTGTCTTCAAAATCGGCACAACCGACTACGCTTGCGACGCGAACATGGTAGAACTTACTCTGGATGACGCCCCGGGCGACGTACAGACATTCTGCGAAGTTCGTGTTGGCGGTCAGTGGACTTTGCAGCTAGACGGTATTACATCTGGCGAAGACACAAGCCTATACCGCGTTCTATGGGACAACTTCGGTTCAGAAGTTGCTTTCACAATCGCACCTAACGGCAACGCAACCGCGTCTGCAGACCAGCCACACTACACCGGAACTGTTGTATTCGACCAGTTGCCACCGCTATCTTTGACTTCAAACGAAATCTCAAAGTTCAGCGTTCAGTTGACTGTAAAGAACACTCCACACACCCCTGCATCAGACATCTTCTACGGCGTGACAATCGACACAACCGCGTAAGAATGTCTAACGCGTCCGGCATCAAGGTAAAAGGTTTCAAGTCCGGCATCAAAGCACTTCAGGCAATTGGAGTCCCCGATGCGGAAATAAAAGCTGCAGGTTCACAAGCAGGTGAAATTGTTGCTAGAGAAGCCCGAAACTTGGTGCCGGTACGCACAGGCGCACTAAGAAACACAATCAAAGTGTCTAAGGCACTAAGAAGCGTTTCGGTTCGTGCAGGAAACAATGGCAAAGTTCCATACGCGAACCCTATTCACTGGGGTTGGTTCAAACGCAACATCAAACCACAACCCTTTTTCATAAAGGCTCTTGGAATTACACGCGACGAAGTTTACAAGAACTACTACCGTACAATTGATACACTTATAGCGTTCAATTCCACGAAAGGCACAGAAGAATGACACAGGACTTTTTTAGCACCCTAACGCTAGACGAAGTTGAAACCATTGAGAACCTAGCCGGGCAACCAATGGACGAACTTATGGGCGCAGGGAAACTAAAAGGCAAGGCGTTGAAAGCAATTATTTGGGTTGCTAAAAAACGTGTTGACCCTAATTTTAAAATGGAAGATGCTGGCAAGGTAACTTTCGCAGATGCTCTTGAATTGTTTAAGGGTGTTGCAGAAGACCCAAAAGCATAAAGAAGCAACAAGCCGAGCGTATGGCTAGGTTTTGTTTGTTGACTAACATGTCACCAAGCGAATACCGAAGACTTACTCTCACTGAATACCGGGCATTCGTTAGTGTCTGGAATGAATCGAACGAGGTAGCGGAATGAGTTTAGTTCTCGGAGTTGAAATACTTGGCGAGTACAAGAATCTAACAGCTGCTACTAAGGGCGCTCAAAGTCAACTTGGTGCTTTGAATAAACGTGCAGCTAAAATCTCTGCAGGCATGAACAAGGCTTTCGCTGCTATTGGTGTAGGTTTTTCACTTCGCATCATCACCCAGCAACTAGAGGAAGCGGCTAAGGCTGCTATTGAAGACTCTAAGTCAATGAACCTTTTGGCTTTGGCTATGGAGAACTCTGCCGGTGCTACTAAGGCACAAATCGCGCAGGCTGAAAAGTCTATAAACCGTATGCAGTTTCAAGCCGGTGTAGCAGATGACAAACTTCGCCCGGCGTTTCAGAAGTTGTTTATTGCAACTAAAGACGTCACAGCATCTAACAAGTTGTTGCAAATTGCTTTGGATGCTTCGGCTGCAACTGGTAAAGACTTGGATGCTGTTTCGCAAGCCATGGCTAAATCTTTGGCTGGTTCTGACACTGCGCTAACTCGACTTATTCCGTCGCTAAAGGGCGCTAAAGACCCTATGGCTGAATTGGAACGCTTGTTTAAGGGTGCAGCTGCCGAAGCCGCTAACACCGACCCTTACCAACGCATGCAGGTTATCTTTGGCGAAATGCAGGAACAAATTGGAACTGCGCTATTGCCTTTGCTTGAAGAATTTTCGCAGTGGCTCTCAACACCAGAGGGTCAGGCTAAGTTGCAAGAAATTGTAGACGGTCTAAAGGCTATTATTACCCAAGGCGTAAAACTGGTTCAATGGGTAATTGACAACAAGGACTGGCTAGTCCCTATGGTTACGGCTATTGGTGGAATCACACTTGCTTGGCAGTCTGCTATGGGTGCAGTTCAGGCTTATCAGGCTATTGCAGGTCTTGGCGCTATCGTTGGCGGTGGGGCAGCTGCCGGTGGTGTGGTCGCTGGTATTAGTGCAGGTGCAGCTATTGGTGGCTTCCAACAAGGTCAAACACTTGGGCAACAATCGCAAATCTATGGCGAGGGTTTTAAGCAACTTGGTTCTAGCGTTTTAGGTAAAAACACCAAACCTACAACTGTCGTACAAAACATAAACATCAAGGGTACGCAAACTGCGCAACAGATTACAGCGGTTCTAAACAAGCAACTAAAGGCTTCCGGTTCTAGCACAATTATTCGTGGCGGTCGCTAATGGCGATTATTCAAGACTTCAACATAGCAACCGACCTAAAAGTTGAGTTGTTTCTACCCGACATCGACTCTGACACTTTCATTCTTGGTTTGTCTGTTCTTGGTGGCGAAGACGTACTAGGCGGTGTTGGTAACTTTATCCTTGGCGAATCACTACTTGGAAGCACTGACGTTCTAGGTACTGGCTCTGCATTTGTTTGGCAAGCGGTTGAAGCGGAAACTATCAGCGCAGACTTCGGTGTTGGTGGCGACATTCAAGACGCATACTACTTCCAACCTAACGCTGGCACAGGACGCATTAGTTTACAGTCTTACGAGTTTGACCCGAACGTAAACAAGAACATTAGAACAAACACTAAGATGCGCGTTCGTGCTGTAAAGGGCGCTGTAAACCACACGCTATTTACCGGGTACATCGACACAATAAACGTGCAGTATTCACCGGACGGCTGGAACAGAATAGACATTACCGCTTACGACCTTTGGAAAGCGCTTGTGAACAGCCGAATTGCAACATTTGACAACACCGGTCTTGCAGCTGGTTATGCCACTCCGTTGCAAAACTTTGCAACCGCTGTAAATGCTGTTGGCGGTGTCATGTCGTTGGAATCTGCAGCTACTACTGGCAAGATACCCTTGGTTGCAGAAACAGATATTCAGGCGAACGGAATACTAAATGAGGCTTTGCAGGTCGGTTTGGCAGTTTGTTGGGTTGACCCTGAAACAGAACAGGTTGTTTTCATTCCTCGCCCGGACGTTGCGAATGGTACTGATACAACTTGGGTTGTTGGCAATAACCATGGGGATGCTTATCACCTTTGCATGTCTGATATTACTGTTGCTGCCGACGCTGACTCTATTATTAACTCGCTTTATGTTGACCTTGTTTCGGACGACACGCAGTTCGTTGCGCTAGAGGATACCGACAGCATTGAACTTTATGGCGAAAACTTTACTTCACTATCGTTGAATGTTATTGACACCGATGAACTGACTATTTGGGCAGGAAAGGTTTTCAACACAACTGTTACCAAGTTAGTGAAGACTGTTGAAACTCCGGCCATTGACCGAGAGGGTAATCTTACACAAGCGTCGGTTATTACACCGGGTCAGTTGTTGGGTGTAAAGTTTACTAAGAACGAACTTGCAATTGACGAATATTACACTATTACTAAGGTCAATCACACAATTGACGTGAATTCTTGGTACACTCAATTCGAACTATGGAAAGCAGCGTAAATGGCATATAAAGTTTTTAGCAACGGTGATGCGTTGACTGGTGGTGAACTAAACACTTACCTTATGAATCAGGCGGTTATTAGTTTCGCTTCTACAACTGCACGTGACGCAGCTTTGCCGTCACCTAGCGAGGGTCAACTTGTTTGGTTGGAAGACTCGAACAAGTATGTTTATTACACTGGTAGCGCGTGGTCTGACCTAATTACTCCTGCCGGGGGAGATAACGCAATTATCAACGGCGCGTTCGACATTTGGCAGCGTGGAACATCATTTACACCTGCTGCTGGCGGTGCCGTTGTTTACACCGCAGACCGTTTTGCTGTTCAGCGTGACGGTACTGGCGCAACCTTGACAGTATCGCAGCAAACATTCACACCGGGAACCGCACCAGTTACAGGTTACGAAGGTCAGTATTACCTAAGATTTGCTCAAACAGTTGCTGGCACTGGTGGAACTTACAACCAGTTGTTTCAGAAAATTGAAGATGTTAGAACTTTCGCCGGTCAGACTGTAACTTACTCATTCTGGGCAAAGGCTGATGCAGCTACTACTTTGCAGCAGGCAACTGTTCAGGCTTTTGGTTCTGGTGGTTCTGGCGATGTTGTGACTACTGGTTCGACTCAAACAATTACAACTTCATGGGCTAGATACACTTATACCTTTACGGTTCCTAGCGTTTCAGGTAAGACTATTGGCGCAGGTTCATCTATGCAGATGGGTTTGTTCTTGGCTCTAAATACTGCTAAAACTGTTGACTTCTGGGGTTTCCAACTTGAAGCCGGTAGCACTGCTACAGCGTTCAAGCGTAACGCGTCAAACATTCAAGGCGAACTAGCAGCCTGCCAGCGATACTTCTTAACAAGCGCCGCTGGGTCAATCGCTTACAACTCAAACGGAGTAGGTGGTTCAATGTACTTTAAACAAACAATGAGAGCAGTCCCAACAATAACTGTCCCATTAGGTTTAAGAAACACCTCAACAGGCTCTTATTCAACTACTGCAACAACACTTTTTGGATTAGACATCAATGGTTTCTACTATGTTTATGCTTCTGGTAGTTGGTCCCCATCACTTACCACAGGAATGTCTTATGATTATGGGTTTAATGCAAGTGCGGAGTTATAAAAAATGAACGAATACACATACACCGAACACTTTGACGGTCAGGAAAAACTAATCGGAATTACCAGAAATGACGGTGCGTTTATTCCAGTAGATTCTGCGAATTCTGATTACCGCGCTTACTTGGAATCTCTAAATGACAACACCGAAACCGAATAACACTTCCCTAATACTTCGAATAGTGTCAGACATTGAAAAGAAACTTGACGACTTCGAAATGAGAATTCGCGAGTTAGAACAAGCGCGTTGGAAAGGTGCATGGTTGCAGGCAATCATGACCGCGTCAATTACCGCAGCCGCTGTTGCCATCGTTATGAAAGGAATTGCCTAATGTACTTCGAACCAATCAAAGGCGCAGGCGCCGAAAGACGTGACGAACTAGGTAACTTTGCATCATACCGTAAACGCCCACACCGCGGTTCAGACTGGGGTTTCAAAGGTGGTTCAGAGGGCAAACCGGTTTACGCTGTAGCCGACGGTGTTGTAGCAAAGGTTCTGATTACTGCCGAACTAGGCAACTGCATCATTACTAAAAACTCACACGACAAGGTGTACACAATCTTCTGCCACCTAAAAGAACTCCCAGCATTCAAGAACATGGACCGGGTTATTGGTGGCGAAACTGTTATCGGTCACATTGGTAACACCGGGTCAAACTCAACCGGCGCACACCTACACGCAGCTGCATCGTTACAGCCAAAGCCACAACTGGCACCGCAAGAAGAACTGCTAGATTTGTTCAAACTTATCGACGCGTCAAAACCAAAGACAACAACAAAACCGGCTGCAAAAAAACCGGCGGCTAAAAAGGCGGCAAAGTGAAATTATGGAAACGAATTCCAAAGCGACTAAAGCGAATCGCCGCACTCGCTACTGGCACCGGACTCGCTTTCTTGGGGGCTGGCAACCTACCTTATTTAGATATGGCACCTTTAGACTCAATTCTGTTCGGTGCATCTGGTTCGCTTATCGCACTCGCAATAGCGTTGTCCTTTACATACGCCGGTAAAGGTGAAGTTCCAGATAAAGACTTTGACGCACACATCAACGCCACAATTGAATCAGTGCAATCTAAAACTAATAAAGACAAGTAATTGTCGCGCCCGGTTACTAAAATCGGGTGCATGACAATCACAGAACACATGCGTATAACAGACGCAATTGAATCACTAGGCGCAGCCAAATTCATTGGCTCATTCGAATCAGGATCACCAGAATGGCATGCAGCTCGTGCCGGAATCGGTGGTTCTGATGTCGGAGTTATCCTGGGTAAATCCCAGTTCAAATCCCCTTACACTCTTTGGTGCGAAAAGTCAAACCTGCTAGGTGACACTGATAGCACAATTCCGATGCGATTAGGTACAGCCCTTGAACCGGCTATCCGCCAATTCTTTATCAACGAAAACAAAGACTGGCTTACCGTTCACGAAACCGGTACCTGGGAATCAACCGAATCAGACTGGATGAAAGCCAACCCGGACGGCATCATCGAATGGGCTGACGGAACCCTTGGAGTGTTGGAAATAAAGCACTCTGCAACTTATGTCACCGAAATCCCTGAATCATGGAAATTACAGGTTCTTTGGTATCTGATGGTTCTAGGTCTAAAGCGTGGTGTGGTCTGTGCGGTCATAGGCGGACGATACACAGAGTTTGAGGTGCTTTGGGATGAATCCCTTGTCCAACAGATGAAAACGGCTGTATGGGCATTCTACGGCTTCGTTCAAGACGGACTAGCCCCAGACTTCGACGGTGCTAACTCAACCTACGAAACAGTCCGGGAACTATCCGACGGTCTAGTCGATGGTGAACTTGACTTGGGGAACTTCTGGGTTGATCTAGCAGCTGCGAAAGCAATCTACGAAGTAGCCGAACAAAACTTCACAAAACACAAAACAGCAGTTTTGGCATTTATGAACGGCACCAAGTATGGTAATTGGCAGGGTGAACGCGTCGTCGCTTTACAGGCACGAAACGGCAAACCTTACATCACATTCAAATAGGAGATAACACAGATGGCATTTTTAGACAATTACGAACCGGTCGCTAACCGAATTGCAAAGTTCTGGGCAGATCACAATGGTCGTATCCACACCGAAATCAAACTTATCAACGAAACCGAAGTAATCGTCATGGCATCGGTTTACACCGACCGCGAAGACATGCGCCCAGCTGCAATCGACTACGCACACGAAACCCGAGGTTCAAGCAACATCAACCGGGCATCATTCCTAGAAAACTGCGCCACCAGCGCAATCGGTCGCGCACTCGCAACACTCGGATACAGCACCAAAAAGGGCAACGACTATCTACGCCCAAGCCGTGAAGAAATGATCAAAGCAACACAAGAATCACGCAACTACCTAATCGAAGCACAAGAAGCCGCAAGCAACAAAGACCTTGAAACACTTCGCACAATCTACGCAGCTGCCGTAAAAGCAACCGTCGACAACGACACGCTCGCAGCCATCAAAGCGTACGCCGAAGAACTAAAAGTCAAGTAATGTGAAAGGGGACTACCCCACAGAAAAGGTAGTCCCCGAGGCTTCACTGCCTCAACGCCCACCACAAGGGCGTAAGCAA